GACCAGCAAAGACAGCAATAGGTACACCTTTTACTGCGGCCATAATATCAGATACCGGATCAAGTGCTTGTGGTTTTAACTTTGGTGGAAGTATTTCTTCCAGATTTGGCATATTTGCAGCACTCAATATAGTTCTACTTAATGCTTCCATATTAAACAAACCGGGAGGAGATTGCTGTGCCATTTGCATAGCCATTTGTGCAATCATAAGGCGGTGAGCATTCGATGGAATATTTGGATCACTGACGGGGATCACGTCCACTCTTCCATCAAAATCGGATTTAAATATACTCCGATTTTCAAATGGCACATCATAGGGATATTCACTTGGAAGATAATCATAGTCGATTCTTGCCAAGATCCTAAATTCATCTCGCTGAGCCTTGTGAAGACGCTTATGAATAGCGGAGAAGAATTTACTGGAGGCTTCCAGTAGTGCCATAGTTGTTCCAACAGGACCATAAGAAGATGCTTCCGATACCATTTGTTCTGTACTATCGGCAAACTTCTGTCCGGCTTGAGTGACAAAACCCAACATCTGAAACAAGGTCGCGGAAGGCTCTTTATAGGGGAGAGGAACGATAGCCTTCGCCAAGTCCATACCTGTGGCTTCAACTTCTTTAAACTCACCGGGGCTGATTGGATCGTTATCACCAACTATTCTAACGCCTTTTGCCTTAAATCCTCCCGGCAGGTTTGCAAATTGACCTGCATCAATAAGACTTCTCATTGCTGCTGTTGCACTCATGGTAAGATTACCAAGAAAATGCATTAGGCCAAATCCGTAGAATCCAAAACCAGGTACGAATCTGTAATGGACAAAGTGACTTATCTTTTCCTTATTCGTGTCATCAGGTTTATAGTTTCTACGAATACATAAAACTTTTCGTGACTGCTCTTCTACAGTTACAATATAGGGAAGAGCTATTCCTTCTTCTGCATTAGCTTCTTTTATTTCTAAATAGCAATGTTGCTCAAGTAGAACATATTGTGGATTTGCATCTCCCGTTGGAGAGAAACCAAGAATGGTATCCATCTTTGAGGCAAAAGCAGTAGGTTCTGGATTTGTAGCTTTAGGTAATTCCGTATCGGAATATATTCCTGAACGAATATCCTTTGCTAGATCAATTGGACTACGATAAATTACATGTGTATATCTATCTGCATTATATAAATTACTTGCATAATAAGATACGTAGAATTGATCAATGGGAACAAATTCAGATACTGGACGTTTCAGATTTGCATCATAATAAATTTTCTTGAATGCTGATCCTATGAGTGGAAGATGGAAAAGCATCTTTTCAAATTCATCAAAGTACTCAGGCATCTGTTCCGTAAGCTGATAGTTCATAAAGTTCTTGACTCTATTCGCTTGACTCTCAAGTTTAGGATTGGACTTACCAAGTATCTGTGTTTTGATTGGTCCTCCTGATGGAAAGAGTTCTTGTGATGCCTTACTTTGAAACTTAACTGCTGACTCTACAAGTAACGGATGAACGGCAGTACAGGCACCTTCAAATGGTTCTGAAGTTTCCTGAATCTTTAAACCTAATAGATCAAATCCTCGCTCAAACATTGACTCCCATTCCTGACGAGAGTTTTTATCTGCATCATAATTATTATATACTTCGTTTGATATATTATTTAGTATATCATCATCCAAATTTTCAGCAAGATTTATATACCATTCCTTAATGGGAGTTTCTGCTTCCATCACTACGGTACGGTTAAAGTCAACTATTACACCACCATCAGGTTCAACCTCAAATGTTGCCTCCTGTTCTTCATCTACCTCAACAGGATTTAATGGAACAACATTTGAAATTGCCTGTGGTATCTGTTCAAATGGATTTCGTTCTGTAGCCACCCCTATTTCCCCTTATTAAATCTTTCAGTAATATTGCTTTCATTCTTATATTATACACCTATGCACGCCAATATGCAACCCTTTTCTTTCTTCTAGGTTCATCTTCCCAATCTGGATCTTGAGGATGGATTAAATGCCATGACTCTTTCATAAAGTGAATTGCCATAGTAAGAGCATCCACCTGATCATCATGAGCTGCATTTGGAAATTGTATTAGTTCTTCCAGTAGATCATCAGCCCATTTTTTATTCTTTGGTATCCATACTCTTCCAGACTCCATTAAAGGAGAAGCTGCATATACACGACTTACTTTATCTCTATCCGGTAGATATTCTCTTATGGGTAATCCACTTCTTCTCATATCCTGTATTAGAGATTGACCACTTGCCTTTTTCTCTATGATACATACGTCAGGTTTAAATTCCTTGAAAAGTAATTGTGACATTCTACGTAATTCTGGATATTCAAAACGTCCTTTTATATTTCCCAGTAGTATTAAATTAGATGCATAGGTTTCCCTACCTTCTTCATCCTGATCATACATGGAGAATATACCCCACGTCTGAATTACACTAAAATCTGCTGTAGTTCGGGTGGAGAAAGCTGTATCATATGTTTGTAATATGAAATCACATGTCGGAGGATCTTCATATTCCCACCATTTTATCCATTTCTTCTTTATAAGCCCACCTTCTTCTGGAGTAGGATTCTGCATATATAGTGCATTCCAGTATCTAGCTCCATTTGATGCTTTAATTTCATTTTCATCTATTTCTAATATATGCTTTGGCTTCCATTCTGGAAAATAGGAGCTACCTACGGGTAAATTAAGTAGTTCCGATGCTTCATCATCAAGCCATGCCGGGATTCTTACTACTTCCCACGGAATAGTTTTATATTCGCTCATGTCCTCCTGTTGTTTCAGGAGCCAACCACATAAATCATCATAATGATAGCGAGTATTAATTATTAATATGGCTCCATTGGGCATAATACGAGTTCTCAGACCAGCAGGATACCATTCTTTAACATATCTACGCCCAGCTTCCGAATATGAATCCTCTTCGGACATCACATCGTCTAAGATGGCTATATTAGCTCCTCGTCCTGCAATCTGACCACGTACTCCGGCTGCATAGTACGTACCACCTTGTGTAGTCTTCCACTTTCCTGCTGCTCGCACGTCCGTTCGGAGGGAGACACCCCTAAAAATATCTTGAAATTCTTCAGAATTAACAATATCACGAACAGAACGACCAAAATCACTAGAAAGTTGATCACTATGAGAGATAGTAAGAATTTCATGTTCTGGATTTCTTCCTATATACCACGCTGGGAACAATTTAGAGCAAAGAACAGACTTGGAACTACGTGGTGGAAGGAACACCATTAGTCTTTTTATCTCTCCAGCCTCTAATTGTCTTAATTTGTTGGATATTATCTCAATATGTTTCCCCATCTTCCAATCTGAAATAAGAGTGGGAGCCATTAAACGGACAAATGTGAGGAAATCTGATTTAGTTTCTTGTAATATACTTATATTAAGTAGATTATTAAGATCTATGAAAGATGATAAGATGTTTTGTTGTTGTGTTTCCATTATACCTTTGGTAACTTTATACTAAATCAATCATTATAACCTTCTAATATCTAATTATACACTATAATCTAATTAGATACAAGCACTATTTTTAAATACTTATAAGTAGCTCAAAAATATAGTGATTATAAGCCCGTAGTTTTTGGTAAATATGTGTCAGTACCATTATATATATATGCATGCGAGCGCACATTTGGGCGTACCCCCGTGNNNNGTACTCTAAACCTATTAGTTCTAGGTAGTTAAGTACTAACGTACTACCTAGAACCTAATAGAAAGGGGTTGATGATGGAGATTGTGGAGATCATCAGAGATGGCTCTGTAAAGTCTCTTCAGAGACTCGAAGGCTGCTGCCAACTACTTAGTTAAGTAGTTGAACTAGCTATTAAATACTAGGTAGTTAAGTACTTACGTACTACCTAGTAGTTAATAGAGACTTGGATGAGATTGATGAGGTGGACAATGGAATATGTAATGTTAACTATCCAGATAGTTATCCCCGTAATTATATTCGGTCTGTTACTCAGCGGATGTTTCACACGCTGATCTAAGTAGTTCAAGACGATACTATAAACTACTACTTAGCTTGGTAAGTATACCAAGCAGTAGTTTATAGAGTGCTGCAATTCAACCCCGATCTCCCGAAAGGAGAATATTATGACTGAAAAAGTAATGCAAGTTTTGCAAGACAAAGTATGGAAGACCATCAACCGTGGCAACACCCAGTTCAAGAGAACTTGGGAAGCTATTGAGAGTGGTAACCCTGTTAGGGTTCTGCATCCTTTTAACGAGAAGAAGGGTGGTCGTTCGTTCTTTGTTATCAAGAATGCAGAGGCTTTGCCAGAAGGTGTCGAAGCCAGAGGCTTGGAAGTTGCCACTGCATAATTTATCTTGACAAACCTAATTATCCCTGTATCCTGAATAGTTATGAAGGATACAGGGAAATTAGATAGGAGATTTTGATGGTTGGTTATCGAATTTGGTGTGATGGTTATTGGTCAGAGATCTTTTATTCAAGAGAAGCTGCCGAACGAGAGGCAGATTCAATGTCCATCACCTCTGGTGATGATTTCTGGTTTGAAATAGTTGAGGAGAACTTGTAATGTCAGAGATCAAAGTCAAAGTCAAGAATGTCTATGGTAAAGATCTTGTATATCCTGTTTGCGTGGAGGCAAAGATATTCGCTAAAATTGCTGGAGATACAACACTGACACCAGAGACATTAAAGAGGATCATATTTCTTGGCTATGAAGTTATTCAAGAACAGCCAGCGAAGTTGAATTTTAAGAACATCTAACCTATTTAAGCCTGTATAGTTAAGTACTTACGTACTATACAGGATTAAATAGATTGGAGATTGGAGTGAGCTTGGTGGAGGATACCTCAAGACGTACATCGGAAAGGTTGGGATGTATGTTTTCGGCATAATGGTGAAGTTTGGTTTGTCAGCCAACACCGCACCCTTGACAAGGAGCGGTCCTCCACCAAGCTCATTTCATGACTTGGCTTGGCTTGTTGGAAAGTCTGAACGACTAGCTAGACAAGTTCAAGAACTTGTACGAGAGCGATGCTGTTATTCAGCAATATCGTACTTGATCTTGATTATAGACTGTGTGAGTAAGCGAAAGTGGTACGATGGACCACGATTTGTCATAATAAAGCCCTGCGTAGGCTATGACAATAGCAACTCCATGACGCACAGTATAAATCTATGTCAAGATCAGTATGGCACAGGCTCAAAAGACAAGTTTAAGAACTTGTGTTCGGGCTTTCCAATAAGCCAAGCTGAGAAGTTCATAGTGGATTGGGCAGTGGGAAAGGTTGGATCTTGTCTTGACTGTAAATCAACGCAAACTTGGTTCGATTCCAAGGCTGCCCACCAATTTTGAAAGGATCAAGACTATGAAGATGCAAAAGTTTGTAGATTGGTTCAACGCCAATCCAGAAAGTTCAAGACAAGAATTTGTCAAGAACTTTAAAAAGTTAGGCTGGACTGAAGGTGCCAAGTTCACATCGTGGGCTTGTCATAATCAAAAAGAACCAGTTTCAAAGAGGTTCATGTTTGTATTGAGCACTCCGTCAATAACACATCCAGACTGTTGGGAGTAAATACTATGATGGAACATAGTACGGTATTGTTCTTTGTCTTGATGTC